CATGGGAAGCTGGGCAAGCGCCTCGCGCATCCGAAATTCCTGGACATGGATTACGAGTTCTTCCACGCCGTGGAGGAAACCATCGCGATGAAGATGGATTTGCTCGTCCTGAAGAGGCGGCAGGCCGGCTTCTCGGCAAAGTCCTCCGCCATCGTGGGATATGATGCCTCGTTCCTTCCTGATTCATACACGATCATAACCAGTGGCCAGGAGGAATACTCCAAGGCCACCATGGGCATGGTCAAGGCCGGCCTCAACGAGCAGTATTCGACGGAGTTCTGGAAGAACAGGCATTTGAACAACGCCGACTTCATGCACATGGCCTACATGGAGCAGGAGGATGGACAGGAGTTCCTTACGGGGATCAACTCGGTCATCCATCGGATCACCATGACGAGCCCGCAATCGCTCGTCGGTAAGAGCGCGTCCAAGGTGATATGGGAGGAGGTCGGGAAATTCCCCGGTGTCAAGTCCGCGAAGGCATACACCGACCCCGGCCTGGAGGAGGGGGGCGTGAAGCACGGCTTCCAGTTGATGATCGGGACCGGTGGCGAGGAGAATGAATCCATCGAGGAGGTCACCGAGATGGCCTATGACCCGGAGACCTACGGGATACGCGGATTCGAGAGCATGGATGACGATCCCGATGAGGGGATCGAGCCGAAGGACAAGCGGAAGACCTGCTACTTCGTGCCGGCCTGGAAGTTCATGATAGTCGATGAGGAGGGGAACTCCATGAAGAAGGAGTCCCTGGAGGAGATCCACAGGCGCAGGGAGGTCAAGTCGAAGGACAAGGACGCGCTCCTGAAGGAAATGACCCAGTTCCCCCTCACCTTGGCCGAGGCTCTTATGGTCCCGGAGGGCGGCGTGTTCGACGCGGCCCTGCTCAATGAGGTGAAGCGTGCCGTTCTTGCCGATCCAGTGAAGAGAACGGCCATGCGGCTTGGTGAGATCGACTGGGAGTACGATGCCGCCGGACGCATATCCGGGGCATCCTGGCGGGATGAGCCCGGGGGCCGGTTCAGGATGACCGAGATGCCGTACCGCGAGAACGTGAAGGAGGATGGCTCCGGGGGAACGGTCCCGGAGGGGCTCTATATCGCGGCAACGGACAGTTACGACCGAGACCAGACGGCTTCCTCGAACGGCTCGTTCGGCTCCTGCAAGATCTTCAAGCTGATGAACAAGGACCTTTCCGATACCACGGCGGACCTCCCTGTCTGCTCCCTCACGGAAAGGCCGAAGACATCCGCGGAGTTCTATGAGAACACGGCCAAGATGTGCGTCCTGTACGGATGGGCCCAGAACCTCGTTGAATACTCGAACCTGTTGATCTTCCACTGGTACATTGATAACGGGTTTGAGCCACTCCTGAAGGAACGGCCGGACATTGCCACGGCGAACACCATCAACAGCAAGGTGCCGAACAGATACGGTATCGACCCCTCCACGAAATCATTCTGGCTGCAGTATGCCGCGGACTGGTTGCGGGACAGGGACGGAAATGGCGTCCCGAATGCCTTCAAGCTGAGGGACCTCCAGCTAGTTGACAAGCTCATAAAATACAAGAGGGACCCCAAGTACAACTGCGACGAGACCATTGCTTTCTCCCTGATGATCGTCCACAGGAATGACATCCTCTGGCGATACCGTGAGCAGCGCAAGGAGGAGATCAAGGATGTCCATTTCATGCCCAGGTACAGCGTCTCCGGCGGAAGACTGATAGCTTTGTGAGGGCTATGTTTGCCAAAGAGCATTGAAAAATGATGGAATCCGTCTCCGATGAGTTCATGAATCCGGTCCAGGGGTCGGACGAATGGTGCCGGTCAATGGCTTTGTCGATCGCGAGGATGGCACAGGTCCAGGACGGGTTCAATGCCCACACGAAGAAGGCTTACGACATCTACTACGGCCGGCAGGAGATGTCGGACTTCGACTACCTGACCGGGACGGGTGAGTTCCGGATGCCGGCGATGGTCCGTATGATGCCGCTCGCACGGCCGTATTTCGACATGCTGATCTCCACGGCCCAGTCCCGGCCGTTCGACCCGATCGTCCATGCCGTTGACGACGGCAGTGTGAACGAGAAGGCGGAAAGGGACATGAACGAATTCATGCAACGGTTGATCCAGCGTGTCAACAAGCGGTCGGAGCAGTTGCGGCTGGCCGAGATGCAGCTGGAGGTGACCAGGCAGGCAATGGACCAGTCCATCGCTGCCGCCGCACAGCAGGGACAGATGGATCCCGCGCAGTCAACCCCCATCCGGATGGCCGAATACCAGCTCGGCCTTGTGAGAAAGCAGATCCTTTCCGGCGTGGATGACGTTGATGCGGAGATCAGGTACTTCGAGGAGAGGTCGGCCAAGAGCGCGCAGGCCAACTACGAGCATCAACTTGGTATCGGACTGGAATATCTCTACCACAAAAGAGGGTTGGAGGATACCTTCATGAAGGGTTTCGAGAGCCTGCTCATAACGGACCAGGAGATATACTGCATAGAGGACGTACAGGAAGGACAGGACCCGCAGGTGAGATGGGTGAATCCCGCTTCCCTGGTCTACGGCATCAATCCGTCCGCGAAGTACATTGATGAGTGCCCCTGGGTGGTGGAGGAGCAGATGATGATCCCACAGGATGTCATGGCCCTCTACGGCGGAATGCTGAAGGACAGTGAACGCATGGCCATTGCCGAGGAGGTCGGATGGGCCGGTTCCTCATACGGTGATTTCTCCGCATCATCCTTCAACGCCACCGGGGTCGGGCCCGTACCGTACAGTTGTGAGCCCGGTGAGGTGGTAGGGGCCACCGATGGTACCCTGGGTGGACGGACCATCCGGGTACGCCGTGTTTGTTGGCAGTCCCCGAGAAAGGTCCTTGCCAGGGAGGCCAAGTCCAAGCGCGACCCGGAGGTGACGCATACGCACTTGATCTCCGATGAAAAGGAGCTCAAGAAGGGGGAGAAGCTGATCCAGCGGTATGTCAACGACTGGTGGGAGGCGACCATCATCGGCTCCAAGGTGATCGTGAACGCCGGAAAATCCAATTTTCAGTTCCGGGATGTCAATGACATCGGGAAGGCATACTGCAGATACGTCGGGCATGCCTACAATGGTGCAGACAGGCGACCGTACTCCAGGGTTCTTGCCGTGGAGAATGTGGTGACTCTGTATAATCTGGTCTACTACCAGATGGAGCTGCTCATGGCCCTGTCCGGCATCCGCGGCTTCATCATGGACAAAAGCCAGATCCCGGCCGGCATGTCCATGAAGGAGTGGTACTACAACCTGAAGCAGGGCGTGGGCCTGATCGACTCCAGCAAGGAACGGCAACGTAACGGGCCGCCACCCTTCAATCAATTCCAGACCATTGATATGACCTTCGGCAACTCCCTTCAACAGTTGCTGGCCGTCCTGGACAAACTGGAATACATGATCGGAAGGATCCTCGGCATCCCGCAACAGCGCCTCGGGGAATTGGGCCAGTCCGATCAGGTCGGAACGAACCGGAGCGCCATCATCCAAAGCAACATCACCACGGAGGTGCTTTTCCATAAGCACGAGAAGATCAAGAAGCGGGTCATCAACCGCCTCTTGAAGGTCATCCCGCTCGCTTGGAAGGACGGGAAGAGGGGCCGGTTCGTGGCTGGTGAGGCCGGACAAAAGATCATGGAGATCGGGTCGAGCGACCTCAACGACAGGTCGTTCGAGGTGTTCCTTGTGAACGGGGGAAAGGAAGAGAAGTCGATGGAGATGATCCAAAGCCTCCTGATGAACGAATACCAGAACAGGGGAACCATCTCGCTCGGACAGTTGTCGTCCATATTCGATGTGAGGAATATCAGGGAGTTGCGTGATATGATCTCCAGGTTCGACAAGGCCGCGGAAGAGAAGATCGCAGCCCAGCAGCAAGGCATCCAGCAGGCAGAGGAGCAGAAGATACAGATGGAGCAGCAGTATCAACTTGCCCTCAAGAAGCAGGCAGGCGAGATAGACCGGATGAACGCCCGCCTTGCTGAAATGAAGATCCAGGCCCAGATGCAGGATTCCCAGATCCAGGCACAGGTCAAGATGCAGGCGAGCCAGCTCGACAATGAAACCCGCAAGCAGATCGCGCAAAACGAGAACAATGTCGAGCTCAGTTATCTTGCCGAGCAACGCCGTGCAACGGACATTGATGCAGAGCTAAGGAAGTTTGAACTGCTGCTTGATGCAGCGGGGAACAGAACTTCCATATCTTCGCCTCGAAGGAAAAACAATATCATTGACCGATGAAAACAGGAGAACAGACCGGAAATGAACTGGACCTGGACGCCCTTGAGTCCCCGGGGAACATTGATATTCCGGTACTACGAAATGTCGTAACGGAGGACAAAGGACAGGAAGAGGTGGAGGAGATTCCGGATGAAGGGACAAATCCGGATGGCACTGAAACCGATCCTGAAGATAAGTCCGAAGGCTTTTCATTGCAGTCCGTGCGAGCTGCCTTAGAGAGTAAATACGGCAAGATCGAGCTGGGTGATGACGTGAATGACGAGAATTTCCTGGAACGATTGGTCCAGGCAAAGGCCGTCAAGCAGGAGCGCCCGGCCGAGATCGCGCAAATAGAGGCCGCCTTGGCCAAGGGGATGACCCTCGAACAGTACATCGAGGCCCGTTCCTTTCCCGAGCGCATGCTCTCACTCAGTGACCGTGACCTCGTGAAGACATACATCAAGGCGGAGTACGGCAAGTCCGACTCCAATCCGGACGGTATGGAGGATGAGGCGATCGACAAGTGGCTCAACGCCCGCGAGGCGAACGGCGACCTGACGATCGAGGCGGTCAAACTGCGCAAGGAGTTCCGCGCGCAGATCAATAATCGGGGGAAGGAGATCCCTGCCCAGCAGGGGTCGAGCGCCGATACCGAGTTTCAAGAGCGAGCGAAGAATGATGTGAAGGCGTCCGTCAAGGCGATCATCGAGGAGGGCAAGGGAACTGTGTTCGGGCTGAGTCTAGGCAAGCCTGAGGACGAGACCCGGTTCAATGATATTGCCCGAAATTGGCTCATTCCGGAAAAGCAGAATAGTCCAAGTAAGCTGGTCAAGTTCCTCCAAAGCGAGGGAAACCTGGTCAGGGCAGCTATTGTGCTGGATGCACTGGAAAGAGGCGATATCTCCAAGCTGGTCGCGGTGGCAAAGGATCAGGGCAAGAAACTCATTCTTGGCGGCCTGGACATTGATCCATCGAAGCAAAGTGTCAAACGGGCCTCATCGCCCAAGGACGTTGATCTCGATGCCCTTGCCCGGCCATCCTACGTACATTGATCAACCAAACCAAAACCTGAAAAAATGCGACTGATCGGTCCTATCGACCACACATCAGGCATCACCACCACTGCCCGGCAGTTGACCTATCTCGGCCTGACCCGTCCGGCCGTCCTGGCCAATGCCGTGAACCTCTGGGAGCACAGTTCTTCCACCGTTACCAGCCTGCTCCGTCGCCGGGGCATGTTCAACGGGAAGCTCAGTGCCGGCACGAACACGGACAGCTACCGTGTTGTCGGCAACCGGAAGGTGCAGTGGCGTGTGAAGGGCATGCCTAACCGCAAGGGCAAGATCCTCTCCGGCCCTGTCGGGGCCCAGCCTGGCCTGAACGGTGCCCACTTCGAGATCGTCGTTGATACCGACTGGTTCAACGAGAACAACGTGTTGGAACTGGCTGACCGCCGTACCCACATCTTCGTCCACACGAAGGAGGTGGCCCCCGGTGGCACCCGGTACACCTGCTCCCTGCTCCACAACAAGACCGGTGCCTTCGTGGACCCGACCTTGCTCGTGGTGAACAAGGAGATCGGCTTTGCGTACACCGCCTACCCCGAGCTCTCGGAGGACGGCGATGAGAAGAACACCTATGATGAGTGGGAGACCGCTTACATGGGTATTCAACGCATGAAGTACACGATCTCCGGAACCGCCCGGAATACCCAGATGTACGCCATCGAGCACAATGGCCAGATGCTTTGGGAGACCAAGGCCAACCTGGACATGATGGCCCGCTGGGCCGCTGCGCAGGAGTATTCCAACCTGTTCGGCGTGGCGACCGTGGACGCCAATGAGCGTGTCTTCCTGAAGGACAAGCAGGGCCGCGACATCTATCGCGGTGACGGCCTGTTCAACCAGGGTGACCCCGGCCTGAAGTTCAGCTACAACACGCTGTCCTTCCGTGTGCTGGACAACCTGATGAGCCAGATGGACATCATGTCCGGCGCGGACAATTCGCTGGAGCTGATGCTGATCGCCGGTAGTGAGTTCACCAGCGCCTTCGAGCGCCTGATGGTGGATGTGCTGCGCCAGAACCCTCAACCCCTGGTCGAGGGCAGCGGTAACGGCAAGGGCATCAACACCGGCTTCTACTACTACGTGCACAATGGCGTGCGGATCAATGTGGCCAAGAGCAAGTTGTTCGACCGGGTGGACCGCCCGATCGAGCGCGACTCCTTCGGCCGCTCGATCTACAGTCAGAGCGCATACTTCGTCCCGATGGGCAACCTCCGTTCGGGCGATGCGAACGTGGAGTTGATCTCCCTGGGCAACGGTACCGAGGACCGTTCACTGGTGTTGCGGGCCATCAACGGCATGACCGGAAAGGGTCCTGTCGTGAGCGGCTCCACCCAGCGACTGGAACTGGCATCCAGCCCGGTTGACGGCATCCAGGTGCATGCCCTGAGCGAGTCCGGTATCATCCTGCGCAAGCGCAACTCCGTGGGTGAGCTGCGCAAGACCCGCGCCGGCGCCATCTGATCAACAACACAATAAACCAATGGAATCAAGGAGAGTGAGTTTGCGGGTCTTCGACCCGAAGCATGCGATCGCCGCGGTGTATGTGGTTCCCTATTTCGATGAGGTCACCAAGGATTTCGTCGTGGGAGGCAAGCGGTACCGGTCCACCTACATTCAGGGCACGGCCACTGAGCAGGGGCGGTATGTCTGCAATGACCTTCCGGGCGGCATCATCCTGGAGGACACGATGTGGGGGTTCCGCATCCAGAACGGCATGGAGTTGGACCTGTCCGACCCGGGAATGAGGTTCATGTACGACATCCTCATGGATTCGGAGTTCGTGGCACCTTCCCTGAAGGAGTTCAACCCGGCATCACGTCAGCGGTTCTACATCTACGATGAGGAGAGCGTGGCAAAGCAGAACAGCCTGAACGCCGACCTCACCTTCGATGCGATGAACATCATCCGGAACAAGACGGTCACTGAGAAGCGGGATTTCGCCGCATACTCCGGTGAGATCACCGCCAACCTTTCGGATGAGCGCATTGACGGATGGATCAAGCAACTGGCGATGGTCGATCCCAAGAAGATCATCGACGGCTTCGGTCATGTGGACTTCGCCTCGATCGTGTTCATCCATAAACTCCTGAACGCACGGATCCTCACCAATTCCGGTGGGGCGATCAAGAACAACGATGTCATTCTCGGGACCGATATCGACCAGGCCGTCCTGTTCGTGAAGAATCCCAAGAATGATGCGCTGGTCGAGGCTTGGCGTTCAAAGCTGGCCCAGTTGCCCGAAAACCTGGTCGTGGTCCCCAAGCGTGGCCTCGGCCGGAAGAAGGCTGCTGTGCAGGATGGGGATGGGGCGGGATTGAAACCGCCGGCCAACAATGATGACGGCCTGGAAAACCTTGACTGATGCTGACGACAACCTCCGAAATGTATGATTACGTCCTGGTCGGCCTGGACAAGGCCGCCGCGGCGACCATCGACCCGGAGGATTTCGTCGTGTCCATCAACGGCTCCATGTTGGATTGGGTGAAGCAGAGGTATCAACTGTACGACAAGTCCGAGCAGGCGCGAAATGATCTCCGTGTCATCACTCCGCCCCCGGCCGTGATCACCAACACGGGTGGGACAACCCCCGGAACCGAACAGTTCATCCTCCCATACACCCAATCACCGGCCGCTGGGTCGGGGCACGGTTTCATGTTCGCCCTCAACGTCGGCCTCCGGCTGACCGTGAACGGCGCACCTGCACCGTGTTCCCCGCCCGGTGGATGGGTTCACGCAAGGCCGTTGACACGGGATTCCCGTTACTCGGTGCTGAACGACCCGTTCACTTCCCCGACCGATGATGAACCGTACTATGATTACCAGGAAGGGGTTATCCGGACCTATACCGGAGGGGCGCTCACCGCGGATGTCCGTGTGGAGTACCTTCGATACCCCGTGGCACTCTCCCTTGTTCCATTGGTGAACCCTGAACTACCCTCGCATGTGAACCAGGAGATCTGCGATATGTGCATCCGCAAGACGCTGGAGACCCTGGAAAGCAGGCGCTGGCAAACGAACGTGAACGAAACCAAACTAAAAAGCAGCTAACCGATGTCAATTCGTCGCCCTATCGAGCGATACCTCGTCAACAACCTGGTGGCAGTCAATCCCGCGGTCACGGTGGCTTCCGGAGTCATCAGCTTCCCCGGCATCCCGGGAATGCCTGATGTCCGGGCCGCCGACGTGGTGAGCTGTTACCGCTCATGCGCCCTGCCCTGCGTCCCGCAGAAGGTGCGCGTCACACCGACCGTTCCGACGACCCCTTGTGATTGCCCGTGGACCTGGGAGATCCAGGTCGCCATGCGGCAATGCGGGGACATGCGGACCGATCACGTCTACCCCCGTTCCGACGTGTACGGGTACACCGACCCATCCGGGGCTGTTCCCACGGTGAGCGCGATCTGCGAGAACATCGCGGCCGCCATCAACGGGAACGCCTACTCGCAGGTGAAGGTGACCTTGGTCGGCGGACCCGGGGCCTATACCGCCTTTGACGTGGAGGAGAAGGACTGTTCCGGCAACGGGGATTACTACAGTTGTGGCTTCACGGTGGCATTCACCCAAGGCACCCAGACCCTCACGACCGCCGCGGTTCCTGCCGTGCTGCCGTATGAGGAGATGAAGCGCCTGTGGGCTGAGCTGCCCGGCTACTTCTTCGGCGATCAGCCGGCCCCGATCCCCGGCATGACCTACTGCATGTACTACATGAAGGTCAACACCGGACAGACCCCCGGGCCGCACCTGGCGAACGAGCTCACCGACCGCTACGTGGAATATGCGTTCTACGTGGCCAACGACGGGACCAACTTCGCCACGGCCTGGCAAACCCCGATCTCTGGCGCACTGGCCTGCTTCGTGCAGGATTCCTCCAGTGACAGCTGATTCGGCTGATCGAAAGACAATACGACAATGATGGAAAAGTTCCTTTTCCTGCTTCTCTCGGCTGTGCTGGTCTGCGGTGGCATCACTGCGGCCGGCCAGCCGAAAGGGCTTTTGGAGCCGCTCTTCAAGTGGCTTGACGGACTGGTCCAGCGGGGATTCGTCCCTTCGTGGATCGCCAAGCCGTTCCTCTTGTGCGAGACCTGTATCGCCACCATCTGGGGGAATGTGACCTGGCTGGTACTGTCCTTCAGCCCGTCCTTGGACATCGGGTTCTTCGACCGGATCTTCTGGTTCATCCCCTTGTGGCTCGGTACGGCATTCCTGAATTTCATCATCTGGTCCTTCATTGCCTATATTAGTCGCAAGAATGGCAACCCTGGCCCAGATACGAAGCAGCATCCTGCATCAAGTAAGCGGGTTCCTCCCCAATGATGACACCAGGCTTCGAGCCCGGTTCATCGACAACCTCATCAGGACCAAGCGCAGCTACATCCTTGGTCGTGAGGCTCTTTCCAATCCCCTGGGGATCCGGCGCGGATGGTACTCCGTCCTTGATTGCCTGGAGGTCAAGAAGGGGAAGAACATTTGCAACGGTATCGAGTCGAACAAGACCTTCTGGTATGTCGATCTCCCCGGTCTTCCCGGCTTCAGGTGGGATATTTCCTTCCTTGGGACCATCGGTGGAAAGCAGTTCGACCAGAAGGGGCTGACCAGTTTCCATTACGGTGATTCCGGACTGGGTTCGGTCGGATACGTCATCCTTGAGAACAAGGCCATTTTCGACTCCTGCATCAAGGAAGAGTACCTGCGGTTGATCGCCATACTGGGTGATCCGTCCGATGCCGGCACGGCCTGTGCAAGCGTCTTGGCGAATGCCGATTACCCCATTCCCGAGGAATTCGTCCATGAGCTTGAACTACTTTGTATAAAGCAGATCCACTCCGGACTTGATACAAAGGCGGATATGACAAACGACGGGGTGGACAAGGATGTTCCTGAGAAACCAAAAACAGTCTGATGCTCGAAGTGATCCTTTCCTTCTTCAAGCCCGACCCCAATACGGGCAAGTCCCGTCTCTTCAAGGTCGGTGAGCGGTTTGAGACCGTGGGCGAACCATACGTGGTACAGGAGATGTGCGGCACTTGCCGGATGGCCGTCCCGAAGAACGTCACCTACCAGAACATCCTCGTGGACGGCTTCCAGATGGGTGTCAATACGGATTTTCTCGGACCGGTCACGGCAACGGTCGATCCCGTGATCGTTGAGGGTGCGGTCGACAGCCTCGTTGCCCGTGGTGTGTACCACGGCACCGAAAGCCAGGCTGATGCCAATTTCGAGAAGTTCCAGAAGGCTTCCATCTTCGACTTCACCAAGAAGCAATGAAGGTGGAGCCGTACAAGGTCCGCAGGCGCACCCATTTCCAGAAGATCAATGAACTTGGAGACATTTTCAACCTCCGCAGATTCCCCGTCAGGGACCGATTTTTCCCTACCGATGGCGACGGCCGGCCCGACCTGGACCTGGCAAAAGCCGTCTTCGTCCGGATGTTCGAGCTCATGGCTCATGACCTTACCGAGGACGATGCCACTTTTCTCCTCCCCGAACGGGACTGGGGAGCTCTTTACATTGGTAACGGTGCTGACTGCGGACCCTCCCTCGTGGACGACGATGTGATCTTCAGGGAGCCGGGCAGGAAGATCATGCCCATCTGCTGGTTGAACCGCGAAAGGCTTTGGTCGCTCGGTGGCCAGGGATTCCGCCTAATTTTGGAGACAGGATGGACGGAGCGTATAAGTAGGAGGTGCGCTTCCGGACACCGGTATAACACCTGAGAGAATGAGCATTGGAAGGGTTGTTGACAGGCTTTCCAGGGTCTACAAGGATGCGCCCTTCAATATCAACGATGTGGCGGCATGGTGCTTCGATGTGGTCGAGGAGAGCGGGGTCTTCACGGCCATGGAGCAGGTGACGGACATGCACCTCCTCACGGAGAACGGAAGGGTCATGCTGCCCTGTAACATTTACAGGCTGTTGAAGGTGAGCACCTGTTGCGGGTGTTCCGGGATCAGCTATGAGCGGAACGAGAATTGCCTTGTCTTCAACAACCTCTCACCGAAGGAGGTCTATGTGGACGCCCTGGTGATCAAGACGGATGATATGGGCTTTCCGATCATCGACCCTGTTCTCAACCAAGCCTGCTACTGGTACTGTGTGATGAAGCACCATGAGCCTACCATGGGACAACGAGGCTCGGCATACGACCGGGCAAGCATCGAATACTACCAGTCGCTCAGGGAGGCCAAGGGGAGTTTCCGCGGGACCAGTGCGGAGGACCTGGCGGAGGTCATGCGCATCGTGAGGGGGTTCAATCTTCCGCGCATGACATCGAATGCCTGAGCACAAGAACGTATTCACCAAAGGGGTCAATGTGGACCTTGCCCCATCGGCCATCGGCCAGCAATTCGCCACTGGCGGCGTGAATATCCGGCTGGAGGAGCGCGGAGGGAAGACCTTCGTGGTGGCCAACATCGACGGCAACCAGGTGCAGTTCCAGGTGACGCCCGGCTTTGTTCCTTTCGGGTCGGTCTCCTACGGGGGTATAACCTTCATTTTCTCCCACAACCCCGTCACTGGGGAAGGGGAGGTCGGCAGTTATCCCTCGCCGAAACCACCGGGCATAGGCGGATTCGACAGGGTGTATTCCCCGCTGCAGAACTGGAATGCGGCGCTGAACCCGGCCACGGGCATATCCAGGCAGCCGTTCAGGACGAAACTCTTCAACTTCGACTGCCCGTTCCAGGTGGAGGCCGAGGCGAGGCTTGATTACGATGGCAGCGTGAACATCTACTTCGCCGACTGGAAAAACCCGCTTCGCCGGGTGAATTCCGGCTTCCATGTTGCCACCGGGTCATTCACCAACAGAATGCTGTGGACCGGCAACTGGAATGCCATGGTGAACGTGATGGGCTCTCCGTCCATCATGCCTGAATGGACGGATGTGAGGGTCACTGATGGCGGGGCCCTGAAGGCCGGCAACTACTTCGTGTACCCTGTCCTTGTGACCGAGAACCTGGACGAGACACCGACCTGTCTTGGTCCTGGTCCCATACAGGTGGCGAGGGACCTGCTGCAGTCCGGTGTGCTCATTGACGGGGCCGCCTCATCGACGGACACCCAGAAGGCGATCGAGATCGACTTCACCAGCATCGATCCGGGGTACAAGTATCTGCGGGTGATCGTGAGCCGTTACTTCGACGATTCATTCGAGATATTCCAGTTGGCCCAGTTCTTTCCGATCACACCTGGTTCAACAACGCTCACCGTGCGGATCAATGGTGACGAGGAGAGGGTGGATAAGACCATCGCGGACATCGTTGAGAAGCGTTCGGACGTGATCGTTCCGCGGACCATCACCCAGTTGCAGAACAGCCTCTGGGGAGGCAACTGGAAGTCCGACTTCATGCCCTACGACGACATGAAGACCCTTGCCGTGAACATCACGGCCAAGCCGGCGGATGCCGCACAGATGGACGAGATACCGGACTGGTCCATCATTGTCGGCGGCGATCCGACCGGAGCGTTCCAGTACAAGGATTACCGGAGGACACTTTCCAAGGTCGGGTATTTCAGGGGCGAGGCCTATGCCTTCGGGATCGTTTTCGTCAACTCGAACGGCACTCATTCGCAACCGATCCCGGTCACCGGATATGATGCCTGGTTCGATCCGTCCGGAACCTCCAGCTCGAACAACCGCGGTATCCTTCGGATGCCGTCGAACATGAACCCCGGGTACTCCTTCCAGGCCCCGTCCGTCCAGCCGGGGGAGAACATGAGGCGTCTGCGGGTCCTCGGGGTCAAGTTCGACCACGGTGGCATGGCTGCGCCGGCATGGCTTTCCAGCATGGTCGGCTTCTACTTCGTAAGGGCCGAAAGGAAACCCGACCTGATCTATCAGGGGTTCTCCACGAACAGCTACAACATGAGGCTTTCGGGGAACTCAACTCCTGTTCCCCCGGTGTTCATTCCATTTCCTGCGTCAAATGTGAGCGCAACGGAGAACCATATCCCGGAGATAGGCAATGGAAGCCCCTTGTTGTTCCGGTTCAGATATCATCAGCATGGTGGTCTCGTATCCAATTCAACGGAAATAATCCTCCGTTACGGGACTGTCATCGACCAGAAGTTCGGCCTATTCTCCACTGATCACTTCTTCAAGAGAAGCTTGAATGCCGGCCGGTATTACATGGTAAGGCAAGGAAGGTTTTCCTTGTCCGCGTCCGATCTCGGCGGAGGCATCAGGACCCCATCCTTCATGTACGAGGGGCTTGTTTTCACTCCGGATGCCGTTGGTGCGGCGGTCGGACAGGCTGAATGCTACAACATCAACGAACGCTCTTCGGCATTCGTGTACGGGTTCACTTCCTATTTCAATGCGTCCGAGCCGAGCCAATCACCCCCGTTCCTCTGGACGGCATACGAAAATACGCTTCTTGGGGCCAATTACTATGCAGGAAACCTCCGTATTTGCCAGCGGAACTACATCGGCCTTGACATCACGAAACCTGGCACTGTTGATGTCGGCCTTGCAGAGACGGCCTCCGGCGTTGCGGTGGTCAATCTTTATGGCAACGACCCCACTCCGGACTACTTGGGAGGAACCTATGACCTCTCCCTGAAGTACGATCCTTCGGTGACCCTGTACGCCCCCATCTCCGATCTCATACCGATATCGGATTGGCCAAGTCTCCCGAACATGGTCTTTTACAGGGGGGATTGCTTCCTGCAAAAGACCTATCACCGTCATCTCAATGAAGGTGGGTATCACCTCCCTTCCGACTACTCGGACAACAACAAGGGATACGCCTACGGCTCCATCGCCGGCTTCGTGCAGGAGTGCTCCATCAATACGGCCATGCGGTTCGAGTCCGGGAACACGAACCAGGATAACCGATACTATCCGGAGTGGGAGCCCAATTCACCGGGGTATTTCGCTTACTTCAATTCAGCGTACGATGAATCGAGGTGGCTGAACAACGGCTACAACAACACTCTTGGCGCCCAATTCGCACTTGGGATAGACCCAGTGATACCGTTCCACGGGAAGTCATATCCGACTCGTGTCCGGTACTCGAACTTCTATGCCCCGGGAGATTTCAAGGACGGGTATTCCATCTGGGACCTTGCAGCCCACAGGGACTACAACCATGCCTATGGCCAGATCACGAGCCTCAAGGCGCTCGATGGCAAGTTGATCATGGTGCAGGATAGCTGCATATCCTACTTGCCGACCAATGTACAGGTGAGCGTCCCGCAGGACGATGGTGTGAGCGAGGCAAGGTTGATCATAGGCAACGGGGACATCCTCTCCGAATGGCAGAAGGAGCTTTCCCAGGGTATCGGGAGCCAACACCAGTGGTCGGTCATCCTCGGATTGCGCTCCCTGTATGGCTTCGACAGGGCCATGGGCGTGTTCTGGTCCGTTGATGGCAATGGGTTCAAGCGGCTCAGTGATGAACAGGGTTTCGCCTCCGATGCAGCCACGTTCTGCCAATACCTGACCATGCAATCAACCGTGATGGACAAGTATCCCGATTCCCCCATATGCGAGGGTGGCGTGGTCGGGTATTTCGACGCGGGGAACAATGAGGTCGGATGGACGGTCCTTCTCTACAAGGATGCGAATGGCCACATCCTTTCCCCACCCATCAAGAGGACGATAGCATTCGATGAAAAGCTCCAGGTCTACCTTCAGGACAGGACCTTCCACAGCCCCTTCTACATCGGGATCAACAAGGACTTCTTCTCCCTGTCGCCGGGCGCAAGTATAGCGGAGGGGCAGACTACCGCACCGGATTTCTGGAGGTTCGGTCCCGGCCCCGGAAAAGCCGTTTTCTACGGTGTCCAGAATCCCTTCTCATTGAAGTGGACTGCGGCCCCGAGCCCGTTCACGACATCGGTTTACGACCACCTGTACCTTTCGGTGAATGATGTCCAACCCACCGAGATCCGGGCTGAGACGGAATTCCAGAGCTACACGCAATCCCCCGTATTCTCCAACGATCATTGGTCAACCGCGGAAT